GTCGGTAACGCTGGTTTACCCAGCGGTCCAACAGGAAGCCTGTCCCACCGCTCTTGCCCAAAACATGCGGCAAGTGTAAGACGGTGGGCTCAGCTCCTAGCAGGCCGTTAGGCCCCCACTCTCATTGTATGAGAGCGGCTTAACGGTACTCATACCGCTGAGTACCACCCGAGTTCGATGTTAACGGCTCGGGGCCGTCCAGCGCGCCTCAAGTGATCCTTGGAAAAGGAGGGAAGATCCCCCCTCTTCAAGAAGAACTTGAGCAGGGCACCAGAATCTTCCAGTATATCTACTGGAAGACGACTGGTCACCTTGTAACCCTTAACAAGGGGGTTATGTAGGTGCTTACCTATCTTTTGGGTTTCAAAGCCCAAAAAGGATAGGCGACCCTGAACGGGAGAGGACTCCAAGACTACCGGAAAGTATTTAATTACTCGCCGGATCTCGGTGTCCAGCCATCGGCATGTCTGCCAGTACCCAGCCTTGTATAGCTGGTTCCTGAGTGAGATTATGCTGACGACCTCGTCTGCGCACTTCCGGTGTTCGGGAAAGACCCGACGGACTCGGACAATTGAAACGTCCTCACCGTCGTAGAAGTCCCCGCCACAAGACTCTCTGAACTTACCAGTCCAGAAAGACTTGGAGGTGTTGACCTTCATCCCGAAGGATTCGAGAACACCAACAACGGAGCGTACATAGTCGACAGGGATGATAATATCATCCCCGAAGACGCGCACCTTCCCACGGAACATTTTAATGTCCCGACGGGTAAGGGGAGAGTTGAGCTGCTGCTCAATCCCCAAGAAGATCATGGACAAAAAGACCATGGCTTCGAGAGGAAAGGTAACAGCTGAACCCATAGACGCGAACTTTGACAAGGTGAGAATCTCATCCTTGCCATCGATCCGCGCGGTACGTGAACGACTTGCATCAAGTGCCCACCACAAAAATGGGTACTTGAGAAAGATCGCCTTCACCGTCGCGTAAGAGACACGATCGGATGCCTCACTCATATCGAGTGTGGCGAGCTCCTGTGTTTTGGAGCCCTCACGAGCCAGTTCCTGGTTAGGGAGCTGATCGTCGAATCCCACCATAGATGAGAGGTTGTAATCCCCCTCGATTCTATGCCGGAACATCGCCCAGAGTGACTGCTGCGCATATTGCATAGCAGTCGGTTCTATGGCGATAATTCGTGGTGTCTTTAGCGTCTTAGGAACAGTAATGACCTTAACGGGCATTTCTGATCCAGGTTCGAGGATGTCCACGTCCTCCATCTCATGTCTAAAATTCTCAGACATGGATGGTAGGAGGAACTCTTCCGCAGGGAAGAGGGCCTCCAGACGCGTGGTCCAGGTACGGTTTCGATATTTAGCGTTACCA